TTAGCGGAAGATGGCAGAAACGCAGTTGTTTACTTAGAAGGTTTAGAAGCAGTTGTTTCTGTCGGTGAGGTTACAGTTGAAGCATCGGCAGTTATTGATGTAACAGGACTTTCAGCTGTCCCCGATGTCGGTGAGGTTACCGTCACAAGTGACGCTATTGTTTCTTTGACTGGCGTAGCAGCTGTAGGACAGATTGGAATACCTTTTATTTGGGGCGAAATAATTCCAAGTCCCGGCACCGTGTATACACCCATTGCTCCAAGTCCCGGCACCGTGTATACAACCATTGCTCCAAGTCCCGGCACCGTGTATACAACCATTGCTCCAAGCCCCGGAACAAGCTATACTGAGATAACACCTTCCACCGAAACAATTTGGACAGAAGTGGCGGCATAGGATTCTAAAATGAGTACATATACACAAAACTCAGGCATTGAGCTTATAGGTACAGGTGAAAGATCAGGTACTTGGGGCACGGCAACAAACACAAACCTCCAGATTTTAGAGCGTTTAGCAACTGGAATTGGTACTATTTCTTTGTCTGGGACAACACATACCTTGTCCTTTTCCGATGGTACGCTTTCTGATGGTCAGTACAAACTCCTTATTTTAGGTGGGTCACCTAGCGGAACAAACACAGTCACTATAAGTCCCAACGATGCAGAGCATTTGTACTTTGTTAAAAATAGCTCTGGAGAGGACGCTATATTCACACAAGGCACGGGTGGAGATGTTACTGTAGCCAATGGCGATTCCGCAATTATTTATAGCGATGGGGCTGGATCAGGTGCGCAGGTTGTAGACCTTACGTCTATCCTAGCAATAACTCTATCGCAGTTGGGGGTAACAGCAACCGCCGCAGAAGTGAACTATAACGACATAACAACCTTGGGCACATCTGAGGCCAGCAAAACCGTTACGGCAGATGCAAATGGCGTGGTTATATTTGACGGTGGGGTTGTAGAGGATGAAACAACGGTGTCCTCTAGCTCTCTCACAACTACCGTTAACTGTAGGGATGGTAACGTATTTTCTACAACGCTTTCTGAAAACACCACGTTTTCGTTTACCAACCCCCCTGCAAGTGGAAGAGCCTTTGGGTTTACGCTTAAAATTGTACAGGACGCAAGTGCTAGTGGATTTACGGTATCTTGGCCTCCTGCTGTTGTCTGGCCTTCGGCGTTAGCTCCGACTCTGACAACAACAGCAGGTGCGGTTGACGTATTTACTTTTTTCACCTCCGATAATGGTGCAACGTGGTATGGGTTTACCGCAGGATTGGCGATGGCTTAATGTCGATTACTCGAAAACTATCTATGGGGGCAGGAGCGGACGTCACAGAGAGTGGCTGGACGCTGAATAATGTTCGTGTTCCAGATTTGGGTGGTGTCGTAGATATATCGGATAATGTGGCCGCCACAAATCTTTCTATGTTTTTTAAGCCCGATGGTACGCAGGTTTTCTTTGCGGAAGATGCTGGTCTAAGTGCCACAAGACTTGAGACATTTGATTTAAGCACGGCCTATGACGTAACCACGGTGTCGCATACTAGACAGAACAATGCGCCTTTAACTGAGGTGCATAAAGGTATTTTCTGGAAACCGGATGGCACGAAAATATTTTTTGTATTCGATTCGGTTGCCATAGAACGTATTTACTCCTACGATGTGTCAGTTGCGTGGAATACGAGTAGTACTTTTTCTAATGCCACTTATATAGACCTTAATGTCTCCTCTAATGACCCAAGAGGTATTTTTATAGATTCAAGTGGCACTCATCTTTATCACACAGATTCCAGCGATCTAATCTTTGAATATAGTATGTCTACCGCTTGGGATTTAAGTACGGCAACTTATGTGGCTTCGTTTGACCCCAACGACGGAACAAAAGTTTCTTCCCCAAGAAACGTGTGGTTTAAGTCTGATGGTTCTGCTTTTTATATTGATAGAGGGGCGACTACAGGTCTTATAAACGAATATGCGTTAAGCACTGCTTGGGATATAACAACAGCTAGCTTTACCGCAAATGTTTCTATGGATTGGGGGCGTTATAAAGTTCCATCCGCGTGGACGTTTGACAGTTCTGGCACGAGGATATTTTTTTACGTCCGTAATACATTTATATCAAGCGCATCTTTCCTGATGTCAGGAACCTTATCGACCGCTTGGGACATTAGTACATTCACTGTGGATTACCCTGCCTCGAACTTCTATGATACTATTGATAAAACTATTACAGGGGTTTCTCTTAATGGTGCGGGGACCAAACTTTATCTTACTCAGTCTTCTTCACCCTCGGATCAGTTTTTTCAGTATAATTTAAGCACTGCGTATGCTTTGGCAAGCGCACCTGCAATAGGCTCTCCTAGCGCAACATATGATGCAAACAATAGTTATGCTGCAAAAGGTTCTTCGATTTCTTCTGATGGGTTAAATTTCTACACACTACAAACAGATGCTTTTAATATTTTTGGGCGTAGTTGGACGCTCGGAACCGCGGACGACATATCTTCTATCTCTTCTTCTTCTGTAGTCAACGCTCCTAACGCTATTATAGACGGAACAAGTGCTAAAGATATTTGGATTGATGCAGATAAAGACAGGCTATGGATGGTCGTACAAGCAGGCCAAAGAGGGGTGCCAGATCGTATTATCACCTCCCTTCCTGGTCTGGTTAGTCCTACTCCATGGCAGTCGTTAGTGATTGGCAGTTCTAGTCCCAGAGATGTGTTTTTTAAACCCGATGGCACAAAGATGTTTTGGATTCGAGCCAGTAATGACCGCGTTTATGAGTACGCTTTGTCTACAGCATTTGATCTGGAAACAGCCACTTCGACTACTTCTTTCTTAGTTTCTGGGGAGGATAATAATCCATGGGGTTTGGCGTTTAAATCTGACGGCACAAAGATGTACATTGCGGGACAACAAAACGACTCTATTTATGAGTACGATTTGTCCACAGCTTGGGATGTGAGTACTGCCTCCTACACCACCGTTAAAGACGTTTCTACAGAGGGGACACAGCCTACGGGTGTGGAGTTTAAGACGGATGGCACAAAGATGTACGTTGTAAACTCTGGAGCCTTGGATGAGTACTCGTTGTCTACTGCTTGGGATATTTCTACCGCTTCTTTTGACCAGACATTCGCTCTTCCGGGGTCATTCAGTAACGAAAATGTACGTTTTAAGAGCGATGGTCTTCAGATCATAGTGGGGAAAGCATCCAGTACTAATGCTGCAATATATCCTCTGTCTACGGCTTGGGATATTAGCACTATAGGAACTGCAACGAGTTCTACCACTGTTATGAGCACAGGGAGTGACTGGGTCGGCAACGGTCTTTTCATTTCTTCAGATGGGACAAAGGTTTTTCAGGCAGACACAGGGTATGACCAGATCATTAGGGGTGATCTAAGTACTGCTTGGGATCTTTCAGACACTATCGTTCAGTTTGGTTACGATGAATACTCTTTAGATATAAGCACCACATTTACAAGTACCGTCGATAGCTTGGCGTTAGACCCTGACGGAAGAAAGATGATTGTTTTAGGGGATGGCGGTAAACTAGCTGAGTATACTTTTACAACTCCTTGGGACACAGGAACAGTAGCTTTAACGCAGACATATACACTACCTTCTGAGTTAGCGGACCCCGAGCGTATTTTTATTAACTTAGATGGGGTTCATTTATTCGTGACAACCGCGCTCGGTATTTACAAGCTGACGCTGTAAGGAGATGAAACGTGTATGCAAAGATTAGAGAAGGAAAGCCTGTTTCGTTTCCCTATAGTCAAGACGATTTACGTAGAGAACACCCCAACACAAGTTTTCCCAGAAAAGTTTCAGACAGTCTGTTTGCGTCTTACGGGGTGTTTCCTGTAAAACGCAGTGAGCGGCCTCCTTACCAGTCGTTAACTGAAAAGTTAGAGAGTAAGGTAACACTGGTAGACGGGTCTTGGGTGCAGAGTTGGGAAGTTGTTCGCCTTCCACAAAAGCAGGCCGAAGATAATATTCGAGGTCATAGAAATAGTAAACTAGCAAAATACGACTGGATGGCGTATTCTGACGTTGTAATGCCCGATCGTATAAAGAGGTACAGACAAGCTCTGCGCGATGTTCCTTCTCAAGACGGGTTTCCTTATTCTGTTATTTGGCCCGTTGAGGGGGAGTAATCTGGTGGAACTAAGTCCTGATATGCTTTGGAGTGGCGTACTAACTGTAGCTATAGCTGCGTGTGGGTGGATTATAAAAGCGATACATGTGGAACAGCAACGTCTTCAAGTGCTATTAAACCGCACCCGTGAAGAAATGGCTAAAGAGTACGTCACAAAATCTGACAGTTCTGCGGTTATGAACCAGATCGTATCTAGGTTTGACAGGATAGAAGAGAAGATAGATCGCCTTATGGAGGCTAAAAGGTAGTTATGTGTTATGGCTATTCTGGAGACTATCGCGGCTGCTAACGCGGCGTATTCGGTGATTCGCACCTGCATTCAGAACGGGCGTGAAGGCGCTGATCTTATGGCGTCAGTGGGTAAGTTTCTTACAGCCGAAGACGATATCAAGAAAGCCGTACAGAAAAAGAAGAACAGTCCACTCACTGCTATAACAGGTGGAGAAGAGGGTGATTGGGAGGAGTTCCAAGCCCTTGAAGACATTAGAGAAAAACGGCGCGAACTCGAATCTTATATCCGTTTGTATGGTAGACCTGGCCAATGGGATAGGTGGATTCAGTGGCAAGCCGAAGCGCGAAAACAAAGAGCCGCTGCTAAGAAAGCCGCAGAACAACGCCGTGCCGAGCAGATAGAGACAATCCAAACAGTTACCATAATAGCTCTAGCTGCATCAGGAGTTGTAGGGGCTATATATTTATTAGGCGTATACTTGGATCGGTGGTAGAACTCATAGAGATTCGACGAAATGTTTGGTGTGTATACAAAAATGGAAAAGTAGTTATAATCACATCAAATAAACGCATAGCGGAGCATTACTATGGCACACACAATTCTGGATGATTGGAAGATACTGCCTCGTTTGATGATGTTGGCGGTCACAATTTTAACTTACCAAGCGGTGCATTGGTTTATGTCATTGCCGGACCCGTCTGTAGCTCAGTCAGGTCTAGTATCGGTGTGCATGGGTGCACTTACAGGCTGTTTCGGTATTTGGATGGGTAAGGAGTCTAAAACTACGGTGACGCCTACAAAAGTTGTGCATGAGGAAAGCTATGACAACCGCTGAAGATTTTGTAGTTTTCTTAATGGTTAAAGCACTTGAATGGGTGCTTAACGTTGAAATGACCTTATACGGGAGTGTAATGGTATGATTCAGGCATTAATAGGACCGATTACGGAGCTAGCCGGAGGTTGGCTTAAAGGGAAAGCAAACGCACAAGCAGCGGCTGCAAACCTTAAACTTGTAGAAGCTGAAGCCAAGGCGACTATTATGAAGTCAGCGGCTACGTCAGAAGCTGATTGGGAACGTCTTATGGCACAGGGTTCTCAGAACTCATGGAAAGACGAGTGGTTAACAATACTATTTAGCGTACCATTGATCCTTTGTTTTCTGCCGTTTGAGTGGGCGGAGAGGGCTGTAACTAACGGCTTTGCTGCACTGGAATCTATGCCCGACTGGTATCAATATACGCTTGGTGTTATTGTAGCAGCAAGTTTTGGTGTACGGTCAGCAACTAAATTCTTTGGTAAGAAGTGATGGAAAACCTAAAAGTACCTATAGCTCTTGTAGCGGCGATGGCTGTGCAACTTGCTGGCGGTGTCTGGTGGGTATCACAACAAGCTGCAACTATTGCGAGCTTAGAAGAAACAGTTAGCCAACTTGGGTCGAAGATGGCTATCGAAGACAACGTCAATCTCAAGCGTGACGTGCAAGACAACGCTATGGAGATAGATTATTTGTGGGGCGAAATTGATGAAGTGTGGGAAGAGCAAGGACAACTTGCTTCTACGATAAAAGCAATTACCGCACTACAGCAGCGCGTTGCACTAATAGAAAACGATCTAAAATACATCAATCGTGACCATGAAGGTATGTTAGATATGAAAGGGAGCATGAAATAATGGCTTACAAATTAGGAAAGCGTAGCTTGGAAAAGCTAGAAGGCGTGGACGAACGCATGGTAGCAGTTGTTCGCCATGCTATTACGGTGACGAAGCAGGACTTCTCTGTGATTTGTGGACTCAGAACCATTGAAGAGCAACGTGCATTGGTTGCTAAAGGTGCAAGTCAAACCATGAAATCAAAACACCTAGACGGTATCGCCGTAGACCTTATGGCCTATGTGGATGGGGGCCGTTGGGAGTTGAATTTGTACGATGAAATTGCAGACGCTATGAAGAGCGGAGCCGAGGCTGTAGGCGTCAAGGTTCGTTGGGGCGCTGCGTGGAATATCTCAGACATTGGTGCATGGAAAGGTACAGAACACACTTTCCAACCAAAGAATACGCAAGCGGAAATCACAAAAGAATATAGTAGCACAATGGAAGATGCCATGAACTATTATGTAGACATACGGCGTGACCAAGAACGCCGTCCGTTTATCGACGCTCCACATTTTGAACTTATGGTGTAACTTATGAAGACAAAATACGAAGACCACGAAGTAGAAGTGATGTGCCGTAATTGCGGTTATGATTTAACAGCAGAAGATGCGAGCAAGAACGATTGCCCCGATTGCAAACAAACGCTAGAATTACAACAGAATGTAACTGTGTCTGTATCCTTACCACCTTTGTTTGGCGACTCTATGTAGGAGGTATCCATGCCTACCCAACAACTAAGATTTAAACCGGGGATAAACCGCGAAGTAACAAGTTATACCGCTGAAGGTGGTTGGTATGATATGGATAAAGTTCGCTTCCGTAACGGCTTCCCCGAGAAAATCGGTGGGTGGGAACCTGTGTCTGTTTACACCTTTCAGGGGGTATGTAGATCGCTGTTTAATTGGAATAGTTTGGCTCCAGAGACATTGTTAGGTCTGGGGACTAACTTAAAATATTACATTGAGCGTGGTGGTTTCTATTTTGACATAACTCCCGTACGAGATACAACAGCCGCAGGGGACGTAACTTTTGCAGCTACTGATGGTAGTGCAACGTTAACTGTGACTGATGCAAATCATGGTGCCCTTGAAGGAGATTTTGTTACGTTTAGTGGAGCAGTGTCTCTTGGGGGTAATATTACCGCTGATGTGTTAAATGCGGAATACCAAATCGTAACTATAGTAGATAATGACAACTACACTATAACTGCTACCGCCACTGCAAATTCTTCTGACACAGGTAATGGGGGAGCATCAACAGTTGGGGAATATCAAATCAACATTGGGCCTGAGTTTGTAATAGCTATAACAGGTTGGGGTGCAGGGGGATGGAGCGCAGGTACGTGGGGTAATGGAGCCGCAAGCACTACTGATTTATCTGGGCTACGCGTTTGGAGTCAAAGTAATTTTGGAGAGGACCTTGTGTTTGGCCCACGTGGTGGGGGGTTATATTATTCTGATATATCGGCGGGGCTTACTTCCCGCGCGGTATTGGTTTCTTCGTTACCCGGAGCGTCCGATGTCCCTACAGTACAAAACTATATACTTGTATCCGATACTAGCCGCTTTGTTTTTTGTTTCGGTGCTAACGCGCTAGGTAGTAGTACCCAAGACCCTATGCTTATTCGGTGGTCAGACCAAGAGGATATAGCTAATTGGACGCCTTCAGATACTAACCAAGCAGGGGACATTCGGCTATCTAAAGGTAGTGAAATTATAACCGCACAGCAATCTCGCCAAGAAATTCTAGTTTGGACTGATACCACACTATATTCTATGCAGTATGTTGGATTTGGTAGTGGTATATGGAGCACTCAGCTTATTGGGGATAACATATCTATAGCGTCTCAAAATGCTACTGCCTATGCA